ACATCTCCATCAGCTTTACCGATGACATCATCATCAAGAATAATGACTTCACGACCAAGCAATTGTTTACCACTGGCTGAAGTAACTAAATCTTGAAGGAGGTAGCGACCATTTTTATCTTTGAGCTTATCCAACTCTGAGTACATTGAAGCTGAAATATAAAATTTTACATCATATACTTTTTTGATTCCTTTATTAACGAGGTCTTTCAAGCCATCTACACCAACAATCGCTTTGGCTGGTGCTGTTTGAAGCACTGCTGCGATATCTGCATTTTTAGTGTTCAAAGATTGGTCTTGGATTTCGTCTGCAATCAAACCTGTAACATCATAATTGGCATCATCAATAACTTCTTGAGAAAGTGGAATGTACCCACGACGAGTAGCAACAGAATAATCAATTTCAACCATAGTTGGGTTTGCAAGTTTTGGATTTTCTTCCAACTCTTTAACAGTGACCATCTTAGAACCTGATTTTGAAATCACTGGGAATTTACCACTTGCTGAATTAACAGGTACTGAACGGACATATTTTGAGAGGTCTACAACATCTTCTGGTGCAAGTTGTGGCTGTAAGAGTTCTTCTGGAATCAACGCCCCACCTTCGACAGAAGTAAAGCCATCTCGTTTTTCAGCGCCTTTAGATTTTACGAAGGCATTGATTGCTGAACGTTTTTCAGCCAATTCTTCTTCAGTTACTTTAAATTTTTTCATTTTACGTTCTTCTCCATCTTTAGGTTTTGGGTCATCTTTAGGGTCAGTTGCTTTTGCCAAATCATCTTCAAGCTCTTGTTTTCGTTTTTGCAAATCAGCAATTTTTTCATCTAAATCTTTGACTTGTTTTTCCAAATCATCAGCCGAATCATTGACAGTTGAAATTTCTTCATCTGTCTTGGCTTCTTCCAACGCTCGTTCCAAGTCATTTTCTTGTTTTTCTAGGTCAGAACGTTGAGCAAGTAATTTTTCGATTTCACTTGAACGCTCTTTAATTTGTTTGTTCAAAATAAGTTGTTTTAAGGCCATTTAATTTTTCCTCCAATTTGGATTTTTTAGCAAGAAATTCTCGCTGTTCCATGCTTTCTATTTGTTTATTCCGAGCTTCAACCGCAGTATCTGCGTAAGCTGGAAAAGTTACGACTGATACTTCAAATAGTTCAATTGATTTAATCGTGAACTTATAAGAACCATCTTCACGAATTTCCATTTCTTCATCAAGAATATTGAAACCAAATGAACACTGGTCAACATCCCCACGTTGCACACGAGAATATAACGCCATTGCTTCACTATCATTTTCATTGATCTTGATTTCTCCATAAACGCCCTTTTCATCAACGTTCAGCGATAAAGTACCGGCCTTAGTACGTCCTAAAACCTTTGCGGTATCATGGTCAATCAAAGCTCGAATATCGGATAAATCAACGCCATCAAAACTTTCAGGAGCTATTTCTTCAAAAACTCCATCATAAAGTTCTGTTTCGGAATTGAAGACAATAAAATAACCGCTGATTGTTTTTTCAGCAGCTTCATCAGTCGTATTTAATTCCAAATCACGAACTTGGTATTGTTTCCGTTTTTCCATTACTCACCTCCTTTCTCGGAATTACCTTGGTTGAGTTTATTTTGCTTGCCTAAATCGTTTTGATGCAAATAATTCTCTAAGACAAGCAAGTCATCCATTTCTGCATCAGGAGGCATCCCAATCCAGTTCCTCAACTCGTTACGCCTTAAAGCATTGAGTTGAGCCATTTGTGAACCGGCAGCAACCATCTCTGTCAGTGAATAGTTATAAAGGCTACGTGGATTAAATGAAAAATACATATCATCTTCAACAATTAATTTATTCAGCGTTTGCTGGATAACTTGAGCGATTGACAAAATCTTTGTATTGATGAAATTATTGAACTCATCTTTGTTATAAGTTCCAACTCCTAATAAAAATGCAGGCACTCCAAAGATACCTGCTACTGTTTTTTTATCTAAAGTGACCGCATCATTAATCGCCAAATCATTGAGAGTCAAAGGCTTGATTTGTTGAACATCAATAAATCCTTGTGGAACAATCCAAGGCTTTCCTGAATCTTTTCGTTTAAGATACATATCTTCGAAAAATTTTCGCCCGTCCTCGCTCGCTATGTCATCAGCTTCGGAATCGACAGATACAATAAGGCTGGGCATATATTCGCTTGACATAAACCCTTTTTTAGTCAAGTTTGCCTGTTTTAAGTTCCCAACTATATCTTTTAAAGTCACCTTATATCCTGTTCCTATAAAGGGACGTTCTATCGAAGGATTTAATATAAAGTGAAGCAAGGTATTAGGGTCATATTCTTTATTATCAAACGTTATTGAATAGTCCAATTCATCATCACTGACATTAAACGTGACTTTGTAAGGTGAAATAGGAATCAATCCAATAATTTCCCCACGTACCACGTTTGGTTTAACTACGGCATTTCCGTTCCCCTCCAGAAGCATTGACCGAACTAGCCATTGAATAAACGTTTTTCTTGATAAATATTGATTGGGCTCAATATCTACCACTCTCGATAGAGCATTTTTTACTCGCTTATCTCCCGTTCCTCCGTTTTGCATGAGTTGAATCGTCATGTTAGACACTAAATCAGCAATACAATCTACTGCCATTCGAACTTCTGGACTGTCAGACAGCTTAGTGTATCCGTCTGATAATAAAGTCTTAAAGAAATCGGGAAACGCTGAAACAACTGATGGGGGTGGCGAGGTTTCTTTCTTTACTTCTGGTATAACCTCTTCGGATTCCGCTGTTTTCGGTTCTTCTGTTGGACTTCTCTTATTATTAAAAAACTTAAAATTCAATTATTTTAATTCCTTTCTTCGGTTTAAACCTAGACTGTCTTTTGTACTCTTATGCTCTCTTTCTTCGAGCATTCCACGACTTGCAAATACCGAAGCATCGAACAAGTCAATCCGTTGATTTTCCATCACTTTTTCAAATTGAATGGCATCATCGGTCTTCTCGATTGCTTTGACATTCCCCACACAATACTCGTAAGCTAAATTATTCACGTAATAAAACTCTTGGTTTTTAACTTTGAACTCTATCCGTCTAAAGCCTTCTGATTTTTTCCAAAATTGTTGAGGGGCATCCACCATTTTGAATTTTTGTTTTTTCATCATCATGAAAAACTCTCGACCGAACTTCTTATCAAAATGGACAGACTTTATCTTGAATCCTTTATCTCGCATCTCCATGAACCACTTGACGATATCATCATAAAGAACAGTATCCGTGTTAGATAGGGTTGCCCACCCTTCTTCTTGCCACTCAAATAGTGGAATATCATCTTCTTGTGCTTTTTGAATCGCTCTTGATTTAGGGAAAAACGCATGAGTGATAACAATATCAATTGACTTTCCTTTGCTCTCATAGTTTCCATAAAGAGCTGAAGCGGTCAAATCGTGCATTTTGGAAAGGTCAGCACCACCATACCAAGCAATTGGTAGTTTTACTAATTCTTCCAAGGTCCATGAGTGCTGCTTGTTAGAATATTTGAACTCATCAATATCGAAATAAGCGTCCATTGAGTTAGTGAAGATATTGAGCGACTTGTTTAGAAACTCCGCTTTAAGCTGCGGTTCAAGCATTGCTTGACGTGCTTCCGTTTCCAAATCCTCAAGCGTGACTGTTACGTCTAACGAAGGTGTGACCGAAGCCAAAACATCAGGGTCATCAATCGTTGTGATTTCTCTCGTGACTGGATTGATGATATTTCCTTTTTCGTCCTGTTCTGCGGTGCATAGAAAAATAAAGTATGAATCATAAGCTTTATCTTTAATTGTGCCAGACAACACTTTTTTCAAAGTAGTTACCCTTTGTGCAAGAAAGCCGTTGGCAATATCACCGGCTGTTGAAATCCCCATCAGCAATTTATTTCGATAAGCTTTCTGAGAGTTTTTCATCAAGATATATTTTTTGGCACCAGCTTTTTTCCAGGAGTGTATTTCATCAAGAATCAAACCATTACCATTTAACGAGTCCAGTTTGTCATCTTGATTGGCAATTGCAAAGATATCGCAGTAGCCGTCACCAAATTCAACGTGAACAGAATGTTCTTGGTTATTATCACGAATCCTCATCTTCGGAACATCATTGCGAATTTTTTCAACGTTATATGCCAGGAACCCAAAACTCTCTTGCGTTTGTTTTAAGGAGTTGGCGACAATATAAGTTTTACTCCCACTTGCCCGGTCAACTATATTTTTAGCCCAAGTTAGTGAAGCAGCAAATGCAGTTTTTCCCTGTTTTCGTGGTAAAAAAATAAGTGCCTCATTGAAACGCCTAATATTCGTGCTTTTTTCGAAAAAGCCAAACAAGTTTACACAAACAAACTTTTGCCAAGGTTGTAAATACATTGGAGTGTCTTTGTAGGAAACTCCTTCTTTATTTTCTCCCTGAATATGAACAATCGTTCCTTCAATTAATCCAATTACAAAATCAAACTGCTGATGTTTGAAATCCCATTTGTCAGACTCAAGGTCGTCTAAAAAACGTTGTGCAGCTTGTTTTTGTTCGATGTTTGCAAGAATTTTACCTTCGATAATATCTTTAGACCATTGAACGGCAGTTTTGAAATTATCCACTTCCACCACCGCCACTCTGACTCAGGAACTGAGAAAATGCAGACGGCGCTTCTTTTGCTTTTGTATCTGAATCTTTCTGGCTTTTAGGGTTGAGCATAAGTTGAGTGGAATATGCAAGAATATCTTTTCTAAGCTTTTCAATCTGATCTAAAGCTGGATGTTTTTTGGCGGAGTCAGAAGCGCTTATTACAAATAAAGGCGAACCATCTTCTTCCCAAGCATTTACCGCTTCATAGTATTGCTTAACCATTCCTGCATAAATGCGAACTAAACGACTGTATGCAGGTTCGTAATTATTCAATTCTTTCATACGATTCCTCGTGTCATCGTATATTGATTTTTCAGTTGGAATTTTCTTATACATGAGCGCTCCTTCCTTTATTTCTTTTCATTCACAAACTAGCGTATTTAAACAAACCGCTCAACCAAGCCGCTTACAAGGCCTGTTTTTATCAATTTTTACATTTCTTTACGCAAGTTTCCCACTATAAAACACCGCTTATCCTTGTAGTTAAGCCATTCTTGTTCAGAAAAAAAGTTTTTCAGATTCTCGTACACTTGGAAAGAGCTAAACTCACTCGGTTCTTTTTAAAAATATTTTTTTGTAGCAGAGGTGGGGGGCTTGATTTTATCTTGCCAGTATTCTCCAAGCTCAGTAGGAATATCACTATCTCTGTTGTGCATTTTGTTGTGACATTCATTACATAAACTAATTAAATTCCAAGACGACAACCACCACTTTGGATAATCTCTCAAGAAATAAATATGATGAACTGTATCGGCCTTAACCGTTTTACCATACCGCTTGCAGTTTCGACACTCATACTTATCTCGCCTCAAAACATTTTGTCGCTTAGCTCGCCACCGCTTATCTTTGTATGGACTCATATTCCCCCAATCAATAAGAAAAGCCAATAGATAAACTATCGACTGTTATTTAGATTAATTATTTGATTGAAGGGAATCAATACGTTGAAGTTCAACCCAATGCTCAATTGGTCGCCCAGTTGTATCAAGTCCAGATAATAAGACTGTCTTATATCTAGTAGCATAACAAGCAAATGCTGTTACTTTACCAACCATACCTGTTTCGGTGTCTGCAACTGTTTTTCCTACCAACCCTTTAAGTTCGTTATATTCTTCAAATTCTGACATTTATTTTCTCCTTTTTATTTTTCTCAATTTATTGATGATACAAGTATATCAGCAAAAACAAGGGTTGATGTTCCGTTTTTTGCCGATTTCGCTTCTTTTTTTGTCTATTTTGTCCCACTCAAATCAAGTGAATAACAAACGAGTAGATATCATTTCTAAATTTATAATAAGCAGCTTTAGCTTTTTTCTGTGGAACTTCAAATCCTTTGGCGTCTAGTTCCTGCATAACCTGATACCAGTATCGACCATTGTATCCTTCACACTTTAATCTTATAACCTCCTTTTCAACTTGAATCAAAGGTAGATACCAGATGTCTATTTGCCTTATCAATTCTCTTAATCTGATTAATTCCTCATCATTTTCAAGCGCTTCTTTATTCAAGACGTGACTTTCAGGTTCAGAACCACCAGAATAAGCTGTGTGAATACCTAAGTTATCTACTTTTTGCTTATAAAGATATCTGCTCTCAATTGATTTTATTCGTGCTTCAAGTCTGCCATTGACGTAATCTCCAATAATTCTATCTAACTTATCTGCCACAACTAATTCCCCCTGTGTTATAATTAA